GGAGGGAGGCTGATGGCAACGCGGACGGATATCTATTTTAGGTGTGACAGGTGCGGGGCTGAACGCCCATGCCGCAATCCGTCTGATCATCATTCGGCGCATGTCACTTACGACATCGTAAATAGTCAGATTGGATCTGGCAGCGGTGGCAAGAGGGATCTGTGCAGCGAGTGCTATCGCGATCTCCACGCATGGTTCACCAACCCTGAACTAAAGGCACGATAGGAGACAGACTGTGAGCAATTTCGATGCATGGCTTGAGGGGTTGACCAAGCATGTGCGGGCCAAAGCACGGCCGAAGCACAGCGCGGTAGTTGACTGCTGCGACGATCACAGAGGCGCTGACTTTTGCTCGGCTTGCGGCGAAGAAGTCGATGAAGACGGCAACACTGAAAGCATGACACGATACTGCTCTCGGCACTGTGGTTGCCACGGGACCGGCTGTCCGATGGGCCTTGAGCGGGTAGATTAGGCAAGACGGAATTGGAGCAGCCAATGGAGACGGTGTTCGAGCTTCGCAGACAGTTGCTTGAAACTGAGACTATCGCCGCCAATGCTGTGGAGGAAATGGACCGCAAGTTAACCGAGGCGAAGCGAATGCTAGCGGCTGTTGTCCTAGCTGTGGGCGGTGACGTGCGAGTTGGGAAGCGTGATCTGATCAAATCTAACGACTGCGCTATGACCATCGGAGACGACCCGTCAACGGGGGGCGTGCGCGTGACAGTTCACAGAACATTGTAGGAGGAGCTGCATGAAGCTGTGGAAGATCAGCCAGAATGTCAACGCTTCTTACGATTCGTTCGACAGCGCAGTCGTCGCCGCAGAGACTGAAGAAGCCGCGCGCCAGACGAACCCTGACGGTGACAGGTGGGGCGACATATATTCGGCGTGGTGCCCAGACCCACAACAGGTGATTGTCGAACACATCGGTGAAGCAGCACCCGGCATTGCCGCCGGGATCATCCTCGCCAGTTTCAACGCCGGATGATGCCAAAGACTACATAGGAGCACTCGTGCCGAAGTATCAAACTGAGATTGCCGGCGTGCGGCGTGAGGTCGAAGTGCCGACCGGCGACTACATGAGGGTTGTTGTCATGGCCACGGCATTGGCTGATGCGGCGCTGCCGTGTGCCGTTAAAATCTGGTGCGACGAGCTGCTGCCGGACTACGGACCATATTGGTACACCGTAGCCATCGACCGTTACGGCAGGCTGCGGTGTGGGTCGCAAATGTCGTGCGGATCAGAAGCGGAGTAGGAGACCAAGATGGCTGACGTGATCGAACTGGATGCACATCGACCGCACTATGCTGGACCGTGTTCGTGCTTAAAGTGCGCTCGCGAGTGGGTTGGCGTAGTGCCGGAAACGACGGAAGTTTTGGAATGCCCGTCGTGCGGTGCTCTGGCTGGCGTAATATTCTCGGCGCGCGAAGTGCGATTGATACGTGCCCTGGAGAAGGTTGCGACCGGATACGCGATCGACGAAAACTCTAGTATCAATTTGAGCATCGCCAAGCAGGTTGCAAGCGATGCTCTTGGTGCCGAAGGCTGGGGCAATTTCAAGACTACATAGGAGACCACAATGATCGAGTTCATGACGACACCAGTGCAGGTGCCGCTGTGGGGTCTGCTGCTGGCGGCCGGCCTGTTCGTTCTGCTTGCGCGCTGGCTTCGCGAAGCGCAAGCAGCAGCCATAGAGTTTGGTAAGCGTCTGCTTAAGAACCAGTAGGAGCGTGGACGATGGAAGATCGGCGAAGCTCTGACGACACGTGGATAGAGCCGCTAGAGGTTCTTCCTATGCGGTCAGGATACGACTGGCGGCGCTACGCTCCGCACGCACCATTCCTTCTTTGCCGTGACGGTCGGCCAATCGAGGTGCAGGGCAAGTATGGCAACTGGTGGCGCTGTTGCTCGTTCGAGCCTGGCCCATCTGACGAGTTGACGAAATTCGCTGAAGCAATGGCAAAGACGGCATAGGAGACCACGATGGCGCGACTGATCTGCGTGGACAACGGCGACGAACTGCGGCTGATCTGCCCGGAGTGCCATACGACGTGGTCGACGGCTCAGGTGCCGTCCGAGTGTCCGACGTGTACGGCACTTGTCACTATCAGGGTAGTGCGATCAGCGCCCAAGAACGACAACGCCGAAAAACGCCAAGACTAGGATGGAGGCATGGATGAATGGCCTGTGTGCAACGTGCGGCAAGCCACTGTCCGACAGCCACCCAACGGATGGGGTAGTCCTGACGGTCAAGGCTGATGATGGATTCCATCATGGTGGGTGTTGGGGGAAGCCGAAACGAGACCGCATCGCCGAGCTTGAGGCCGGTCTGCGTCGCGCTATCCACCTGATCGAGGTCATGCGCCCAATCTCCATGTGGCCCGTGGAGGACCAGGATGCGATCCATACCGAAGAGTGGGCCAGCCTTACGCTTCAGCTTGTGAGGGATGCGCTATCTGCGCCAACGGCCGGGCCGCTCTGAAGTTCAACGGACACCAGGGGCACTACGAAGAGGATCGGAAAATCCTTGTAAATTTGGTGGGAGGTGAGGGGATCGAACCCCCGACATCTTCGGTGTAAACATAGTGTCCCGCTGTCAGACCACGATAAAATAGCGGATTGACGCGGAAGAATCGTCAGCCTGGACCATGGGATGCGAGACAAAAGTGGTTCGTCGAACGGGGGAGCACTATGAAATAATGCCGACCACTCACAGTGCATGAGAGATACGCGCTTACCCGCCCCGACGCTTCCGCAGGTCCAGATGTGCTCGCGGGACACGCCCCAGCGGTCGGCGAGCATAGCAGGGCTATAGGGACGGTCGCTCATGTCCCGCCCTCCAATTCCTCGATCCGCCGCTTCAGCTTCATCATCTCCGAGTGCATCAGCACCCGCCCGACGTGTATTCCGATGGCTATCCCGACCAGCAAAGACAGGACCCAGGCTGGGAGGATCATCGGCGTCCCCATTGCTGATCCTTCGGGCGCTTGGGGAAGCCTCGGCGCACCTTCACCCCGTCGTGAATGTTCCCCATGCGCTTCCCGTGGGCCACGATGCGCGTGTCGTCAGCCGCTTTTCCGTCCGGGCCGGTGTCGCAATCAATGCAGATCGGCCATAGGTTCTCAGGCACTTCCTTGCCGCCCTCGGCGTGGCGCTTGATGTGATCTGCTCGCCAATCGCTAGGCTTTGTCACAACGAGGTCGATGGTTCCGCCGCACACGTGGCAAGTGAGGCACTTCCTGCCGAGCAGGTTGAACCATGCGTGAGTATCGACACAGATACGGCGAGCCTTGGGGCTGTTGCGGTTCATGCCGCGTCCTCCGTCATTCTTTCCACGGCACTGCCTCGCGTTCGAGACGGTCCAACTCCTGATTGTACTCGTGCAATATGCTTTCGATGGCGCGGCTGTGCTCTAGCACTGTGTTGACACCGAAAACGCCGGAACCGCGTTCGCCGATCACCAGCTTTATCTGCTTGCCGAACGAGTGCCCTGCAGCCTCATTGGGCGTCGCGAATATCTTCCCGTCTTCTGTCTGGTAGCCGGTCGTTTTCTTGATGGTCATTTTTATGGCGCGGCTGTGCTCTAGCACTGTGTTGACACCGAAAACGCCGGAACCGCGTTCGCCGATCACCAGCTTTATCTGCTTGCCGAACGAGTGCCCTGCAGCCTCATTGGGCGTCGCGAATATCTTCCCGTCTTCTGTCTGGTAGCCGGTCGTTTTCTTGATGGTCATTTTTTTAGCGCCTTCACTGCGTCTCTAAGTTTGCGATTGCTTACCTTGAGACGCTTTACCTCTGCCCGCAGTTCTTGCTCTTTGTTGCGCTCGCGCGATGACAGCAGCCACAACTCAGCAATGACAGTTCGCCCCTCGCTGAAGTCGCTAGGTTTGATCTGAAACTTGGCGCAGTAGTGGTTCCCTGACACCTCAACTGGAACAGGGTTCAACATGCATTGTCCTGGCAGAGACAAATAAGAAATGCCGTTTTTTCTTCTATCCGCATCGGTCAGTTCTCGATAGAAATGATTGCACCACATGCAACTCATGCAGCTTCCTCCGTCTGCTTCAGCAGGTCGTCGGCCCTGATGCCCATCTCGACCTCGACCACAGCGCCGATTTCGTCGAACAGCTTGCACGCCGCCTTGTGATCCAGCTTGTCAAACGCGATCGACTCGGGCGTGAAGATGTGGACGCGCCCTGCCGTTGCCTTCACGAACGAATACGCACCTGCTGCATGGAAAGCGCTTTGCAGCAGAACCACAGCCTCGGTCGATGTCAGGTCGGCAAGCGTCAGCGTTTTGACCGTGTGGTGGCCTGCTTTGCAGAGCAGCCACTTGCGAAGATGCTCTTCATTCTCCGGCTGGAACTCGTGGCTCTCTGGCCAGTGAGTGAACGCAGCCCGGACCAGCCCGAACAGCCGCCTGTGCTGCGGCAGGCTCCTGTCCGTCCGTGCCGGGCAGTGCTCGCACATCGGAGCTTTGGCCCTGGCTCGCTCGCTGATGCTCATTGCGTGCTCCTAGAACTATCTGCCGCACCAGGGTGCGATGGGCCTTGCTCAGCTTCATCCGAACGATGATGTCCTCCCATCCGAGGCCAGAACGAGCGTGGAACCTGATCTCGTCTGAGTAGGACAGTCGAACGGTCATGGCGCTACTCCGCTGCCATCGGAGTGCGGTAGAGCTTCACTAGCCGGTCTACCGTGGCCGATACCTCGCCGAGGAATTCAGACACCTGCTTTTCAAGCTCTGCGATCATCACCGGATCACGAGCGACGCGACGCACGTGAAGGCGCATCTCGTCTGGCCAGCGCGGATCGTATGAAACGAAGTCGCACCAAGCACGGCCGGTGCACGCCATCTCCCACTGCATCTGCTTGATGTAGCCGCCGTCGATGGATGAGCCGAGCAGCGTGGACATATGCGTATGCTGGTCAGGGCACTTGAATTGCGCCAGCCCGTCAGCGTTCACGAGCGCATCCGGTGACGCGCACGCCATATCAAGGTGCGGGTGCAGAACAAGCCCGACGCGCTGCACGTCGCGTCCGTGCACGAAGGCGTAGAATTCCCTCGCCTCCGGCTCCACCTCGTTCCCTCGCTCCATGGAAGCGCTGGTGTAGGTCTCAGACAGCTGCCCCGTCATCCGCTCAGCTGCGAGGCGGGCAAGCAACCGCTGGCGCGTGATGCCCCATTGCTTGCCCGTGCGGTCGCGCGCCGTGGCATCTGCCACCATCGAAGCGCCGACCTTGCCGAGGCGGGCCATGCGCCACTCGTCGGTGCCCTGCTCTACATCAACCACTCGCATTGGTGCGCCTCAATAGTTGATTGCTACGGCAGGGATGTTTCCGGTAGCGATCAGCGTTACGACCTGCCTTGCAGTATCTTCTGCAATGCCGTTCTCGACGAACGCAGCCAGTGCAGCACGATTGACCGATCCGCGATGCTCTCGGTCTGCCTCGCGGCGAGCCTTGTCTGCGGCCTCTCGCATCGCTGCGGCTTCGGCTTCAGCCTTGGCGCGCTGCGCAGCTTCCACAGCCTTGCGCTCAGCGGCTTCAAGTGCCGCTTTGTGCTCGCGATCCTTCCTGGCTGCTTCGTCCTGTGCCGCCTTCAACGCAGCGTCAGCTTTCGCACGCTCTGCCGCAACAGCGGCCTCTGCCGCGCGCCGCTCCCGTTCCTCCGCCTCTCGCTTGGCCTGCTCTTCCATGGCAATCCGGTCACGCTCAGCGGCTTCGGCCCGGAGCCGTGCCAGTTCTGCAGCTTCGGCCTCACGCTTCTCTGCGGCGGCCAACGCTACCTCCAATGCAGCAATGGCCTTGTCCTTCAGCTCGGCCGCTGCACCCGTGTATTCGTTCCACCGATCCTCGGTGACGGCCTCTGCTTTCACTTCCGCCAGACGCTCACGCACGATTTCTGCAGACCGCTCTGCCCTGTCGTCGATCACAGCTTGCAGTTCGGCTAGATCAGCCTTGATGCGATCAACGCGCGCCTTCTCAGCATCCTCCCACTCAGTCAGAGGACGGCGCACCTCAGCGCTCCATGAATCGAGCGTGTCGCGGATGCGCTTGCGCGTGGCGTCGATCTTCTTCGGGACTTCCTTCATCTCATCGACGAGGGTTTTGCCGACTCCATCGAGGTAGGTCTTGGACCGCGTGACGCGGTAGGCCATGGACGCAACATTGTCCCGGCCGCGCTTGCTCGTGATATCCGGCTGGAAGCCGTCAATCTCCTGGCGAATGCGGGCCAGTATAGGGTCGATGCGCTCAGGTGTCGTGAACACTGTGAGCGCGTCGGCTCGCTCTATCGTCACCAGTTGAGTATCGGTTGCACCATCAGCCATTGGTCTGCTTCCTCATGTGCGCGAGCTTGGCCGACAGCTTGGCCTTGATCTCGTTGCGCTGCTTTCCGGTCAGGTCGTCGAGCGTTTCGACGCTGTAGCGCTCTAGGAACCACGTCTTGTCCGAGTCTGTGTCGGCGATGAGCTTGCCGATTTCATCTAGGCTCGCGTAGTTCTGCGGCTTTTCGCTTGATGCCGCGCCGTCATCGTCTTCCCCACGTGACACGATATTAAGAAGAGCAAGTGCCGTGTAGCGCTTGCCGTAGCTGACGCTAGACCCCCAGCCTTGAATGTTGTTCTTCGCGCCGCTGTCATCGATGCCAAGCGACATTGATGTTTCTTCGCAGTGTCCGCCGCGATGGCCGAGAACCGCCGTCACCTCGACGCGCTGTTCCTGCTTGATGCGAAACGAAAGCGAGAAACCGTGTTTGGCAAGTATTGGGTTTATCGCCTCGACAACATCCTCCCATAGGGCGTATTTGGTTGCCTTTGCGGCCTGGCGAGTTCCGCTGCTGTCGCGCGCCATACGATCGATTTTTCCGTTGCGATCGATGACCGGAAGCTCCGGTTGCATCGCGGCGTGGGCGGCAAGATACTCCGTCTTTGCGCGATCCTTCTGCACACGTTCGTGCATCTGGAACAGGCGCTCCATCTTGTCGATGTCGACGTTAGGATCACGCGCCGCACGCTCGATCATGCTGATGATCGCAGCCGCTTCGCCTGCTTGAACTGGTGCCGGCGCTGCATCAACCTTGGCTAGAGCTTCGCTCATCCGTGTCCACCTCTGAAAATCCGCCAAACCCGACCTGGCTTGCGTTCCACCATCCGTGCCGGCTCGTCATGTAGAATGCTCGGCAACGGCTCGTTGTCCGGCGCCCGAAGCTCCGGCCTGACGACGACTCCGGCCTCGATGTCCAGCGGCGTCAAAACCGTTTTGATCCATGACGACAGGTCCGCCGCCGTCGAGAAATGCGCTTGCTGCTCCCCATCGAAAGCAATCGACCATCCGTGCCCTGTTGGTGCTCTGGTGATGGTCATTGCGTCGTCAGGCGGCGGGGCAATGTCGTCTTCGGTCATCTCCCCACCATCCAATCAACCAGCGGCTCGGCCAGGATCAGCATCACGCCGACGAGGCAGATGATTGCTCCGAATATCGCGAGATTACCCATCGTCAGCACTCCACGAATTGACACTCGAACGGATGGACGCGATCAGCTGCCGGAGGCGTCACCGGAACCGCGTCGATCACCACGATTAGAAGCGTCGCCAAGGCGGCCCCGCTGAGCATCACGCGAAGCCAGCGAACGGGCCTCCATGAAGCCTCGCTTCCAGCTTGTCGGCGCTCCGACACGGAAACGGCACCCGTCGTGAAATGCCTTTCTCCCTGCGATTTCATCGGCCACACCTCGGTCGCGACGAACCCAATCGACACGCTTCATGGCAAGACACCTCTACTCGTTGAAACTGCCGAGGTCGGATCGATTGACCGTTTTTGCCTGGATCTGACTGCCAGACGGCCTCACATCGATCCTTCGCTACCTCGCAAGATGCCTCGGCTCACCTCGTGAAAGTCTGGCAGTCAGCATTGAGGAGAACCACCGGGCCGGGCCCCGCAACTCCGTACACGCGCCCCGCACGCGCTACCCGGTGGTTCATTCGGTCAGGCCATAGCCCTGAATGCAGCCGCGTCAATCAGCGGCGCAGTAGGAGCCCAGCCAAGCATGGTGGTCAGAGCATCGAGGCAGTCGTCGAGCTTGACCCGCAATGCCTTGGCGTCTGCCAGATTGTCGTCGGTGATGGTGATGGTGCAGTCGTTGAGCTGGCCCATCAGCTCGGTAGACGTTTCAATGACATCCTGCAGCCAGGAATGCAGATCGGAATCGATGTCGTTGGAGAATTGAGCGGCCATTAGATTGCCCTCGTCAAATCAAGAATGGCTTCGTTTTCGGTACGGCCATGCCCAATCAATTGTGGGCCAGAATCAGGAGCGCCGTCGTAGTCGTCAAACACCGCCTGCCAGTCGAAACGACGATCTGGAATCGGCGGGAAGATGTAGCTTGTGACGATGCCACTCATACACCTTCTGCACAGCGGCTCGGTGTGGTGGTCGCTGTCGAATGCGTCGTCGCACCGAGCGCAGTAGAGGATGCTCATGACCGCTCCCCCACGATGGCCTTGCAACGCTCATAGACGCTGCGGCTGTTGGTGGTGTCGCGAAGCAGGCAGAGCAGGGCGCGCGTCTCGGTCTCACGCTCTGCGGCTTCGCTCTCGGCAGCCGCATTCAGCTTGTGAGCAACTGTAGCAAACCAATCGATCGGTGCCGTCGGCGTGAAGCCAGTCACCCTGACCGGTGCTTTGACTGCTGCTGCCGCTTGTCGCTGTGCCATTCGCATTGATGCCCCCTCTGGTTTCACCCGCCGCCACCAGGGCGAGGCGGCCGGTGAACTGATGAAATTACTGGTATCCGTTGCCGTATCCGTTGCCATATCCGTTGCCATAGCCGTCGCCGTAGCCGTCGCCGTCGCCGTCGCCTCCGTTGCCGTATCCGTTGCCATAACCATCGCCATAACCGTCGCCGTCACCATCACCATCGCCATCGCCATAACCGTCACCATAGCTGTAGCCGTAACCATAGCCATATCCGTTGCCATAACCGTCGCCGTAGCCGACGCCGTAGCCGTAGCCGTAGCCGTAGCCGTATCCGTCGCCGTCGACGTAGCCGGAGCCGTAGCCGTCGCCGTCAAAAGTGATTACGCGGTCCATCGCGACGCCTCGCAGGCCACGATGCCAATCACGGCGCGCAGCGGCACACGCACAGTGCCGGCATCGTCGAGAATGGTATTCGGAAGCGGCCCAGAGGCGGCCAGTTGACCTAGACCGTTCGTGGTGCCCCAGCGGCGCACCTGCTTGGCGCCGTTGATGATCAGCCAGTCGCCCTCGATCCGCGTTTTGCCGACCCAGACGAAGCCGCGATCCGCGATCACGATGTTCTGCGTGAGATTGATGCCTTCCGGTGTCATGTGCCCTCCTTGATCACGCCGAGCCGTGTTGGTGGCGGCCGGTGATGGAGGTACAATGCTTGGAAATTTCCAAATCGTCAAGCGCAAAGTTTGGAGATTACCAAGTGGACCTGTGGAGAAACCTAGTCCCGGAGAATCATCCTGATGGGAGCTGCCCATGATCGCACCGCCAGCGACATCGTTGACGCCAAGCTGGTGTTGCCAGTTTGTTCAGGTTAATATATCGAATCCACAGCTAGGGGGTCGCGCGGGAAATCTCCACTTGCCGATTTGGAAATATCCAACTACAACTATCGGCATGACGGCACGCGAACAGCTCATCTCAGAGATCGAAGCGTTTCTGGAACGGCACCAGATGTACCCGACGACGTTCGGGCGCTTGGCCGCGAACGATACGGCGTTGGTCTCGCGCCTCCGCAATGGGGCGTCTGTGCGTCTCGATACGGCGGATCGTCTGCGCAAGTTCATGGCCGACTATCGCCCCCCAAAGCCGCGCCGCGCGACAATGGGAAACGCCGTCGCGGCGTGAAGCGTTCCGTAGCGTAATAATCCGTATTAGTAGCGTCAAGCGTAGCTGCTCGCCGGCATCGGTGAGCGGGTGGGAGCGTGCGGACAGCGCCAATAGCACGCCTGGACCGTCAATCCGCCGCCCGCTTTCCGCTGCCAGCGTCCCCAGCGCTGCGTGGCGTGCACTCCCTAGAGCAACTGGCCGGCTCCTGTTCCGATGGAGCCGG